CGCAAGGGGGCCACGGCTGCCAGCGGGTATATGCGCTGGGAAGGTGTCAGCGATGGCCTGAAGGTGACCGCCGGGAGCGTGATTCAGCGCGATGACCTGGTTCAGTACATGGCAACTGCCGATGCAACCAGCTCCGGTGGTGTCCTGCGTGTGCCGATCACTTGCTCAACTACAGGCGCGGTCGGTAACGCTGACGACGGTACGGCATTAATCCTGGTCACGCCGGTGAATGGTCTGCCGTCTTCCGGTGTTGCAGATACCCTGACTGGCGGATTCGATACTGAAGATCTGGAAACGTGGCGCGCCCGCGTCATTGAGCGGTATTACTGGACGCCGCAGGGCGGGGCTGACGGGGACTATGTCGTCTGGGCTAAAGAAGTGCCCGGCATTACCCGCGCATGGACATACCGTCACTGGATGGGTACGGGAACTGTCGGTGTGATGATTGCCAGCAGTGACCTGATTAATCCCATTCCGGAAGAATCAACGGAAACGGCGGCAAGACAACATATCGGGCCACTGGCCCCGGTGGCAGGCTCTGATTTGTATGTGTTCAGGCCGGTGGCACATACGGTGGATTTTCATATCCGCGTGACGCCGGACACACCGGAAATACGGGCTGCCATCACCGCGGAGTTGCGTTCGTTCCTGCTGCGTGATGGTTATCCGCAGGGAGAACTGAAGGTATCGCGTATCAGTGAGGCGATTTCCGGTGCGAACGGGGAATACAGCCATCAGTTGCTTGCACCGGCAGACAATATCTCCATTGCAAAAAATGAACTTGCGGTTCTGGGGACGATTTCATGGACGTGACAAACGATGATTACATCCGTCTGTTGTCGGCACTGCTGCCGCCCGGTCCGGCATGGTCAGCCAGCGATCCGGCGATTGCCGGTGCGGCACCGTCATTAACCCGCGTTCATCAGCGTGCGGATGCCCTGATGCGGGAGCTGGATCCGCGCACCACCACCGAACTGATAAACCGCTGGGAGCGTCTGTGCGGCCTGCCGGATGAATGTATTCCCGCAGGGACACAGACCCTTCGCCAGCGTCAGCAACGGCTGGATGCGAAGGTTAATCTGGCGGGCGGCATCAATGAGGATTTTTATCTTGCACAGCTTGCTGCCCTGGGCAGACCAGACGCCACCATCACGCGATACGATAAAAGCACTTTCACCTGCTCATCGGCCTGTACTGACGCTGTGAATGCGCCGGAATGGCGGTATTACTGGCAGGTCAACATGCCAGCCGCCACCAACACCACCTGGATGACATGTGGCGACCCCTGTGATTCCGCACTGCGTATCTGGGGGGACACCGTTGTCGAATGTGTGCTTAACAAACTCTGCCCGTCGCATACCTACGTAATTTTTAAATATCCGGAGTAATCCATGCATCGTATAGACACAAAAACCGCGCAGAAGGATAAGTTCGGCGCGGGTAAGAACGGTTTTACCCGTGGTAACCCCCAGACCGGCACGCCAGCCACCGATCTGGATGATGACTACTTTGACATGTTGCAGGAGGAACTTTGCAGCGTGGTGGAGGCATCCGGTGCCAGCCTGGAGAAGGGGCGGCATGACCAGCTGCTTACAGCGCTTCGTGCGCTGCTGTTAAGCCGCAAGAATCCGTTTGGTGATATCAAATCGGATGGCACGGTGAAAACGGCTCTCGAAAACCTTGATTTGGGAGAGTTGGCCTTGGCAGGGGTAATGACAGGCCTTTTTGATACCAATGGCTATCTGAAACTCCCAGCAATTATTGATGGCAAGCGAAAAATTTTGATATTTCAATGGATGTCCATTTCAGCCAGTGCCACACCATCTTATTACAATTTACCTATCGCATGGCCAACCAGAGGGCTACATGCATTTGCTGTTGCTCAAACGGGGATTGATCAGTCAACCACTGCCTCTGCATTTATTGAAACTTCCTTGGTTAATCAACAAGTTTTTGTTAAGTGTATTAACTCTGCTGGGGCATTACAATCCCGTGGTGTTAGTTTATTTATGATTGGTATGTGAGAACAAAAATGGATATTTCCTATAAATTCGCTAATGGCGTATTTTACCCCAGCGATATTGAATATAAATCGATTCCAGAGAGTGCGATTGATGTTACCTATGAAGAATATGCTAAAGCCATGAGACGTCCGACAGGTTATAATTTTACGGTGGACAAAGAAGGTATAGTAACGCTGATTGAACATGTAATTTCAGAAGAAGAGTGGAAACTGGACATAGAGGCGCAACTTGCATTATTACGACAGAGGGCTGATAACGAAATAGGATGGCGGCAATATGCAGTTGAAAGAGGTAAAGCGACGGAAGAAGAAGTAGTTGCCTTAATTAAATGGCAGGATTACAAGTTAGAGTTAATGCGAGTAGATACATCAAACCCAGTATTGCCTACCATCCCTGAATAAGATTATTCCCCTCTATCGCGCAATAACGATAGAGGGATTTATCATCTCATTCTCTTGATAATAAAACCAAGTAATATGACAAATTGAACCAGAGAGCACAGGATTGAGAAATGGAGATACCTATAGTCAGATGCAGGGCTGACGAAGAAGTGAGGCACTGCAAATATGAAGCATGAGACGCCCAGCAACAAGCCTATACATTTTATACTGCTTCTGATAAAAATAAATGAAATTGTTGATACCAGAGCAAGAAGTAAATAAATCCATGGCAAGTAAATATAAGGCATAGATTTTACTGTTTCCACATATAAAGAGCTTGCCTTATTCGGTGTGAATGAGAACCCCCATTGGTTTTCAACACTTCCTTCCTGCACGACCCATGCTGGAGTGCTACTACCAACCCTAAGCAATTCATTGAATGTGTCCAATCTTACTTTTAAGTAAGACAATGGGTTATTCTTTATTTCATAAATCCATTTTTTACCAAGTGCATTGATTTCATCACTGTTTTCGGTTGTAAGATTGCCAGCCTTTGTATTGTAGAACATTAAATTGTTGCTCCCAGGCCAATAGAAAGACTTAACATTATTTTTGGTGATGCCGACTTTATCAACGATATATTCAGGAAGTAAAATATCTCCCTTTTCCACGCTCATACCAAGCAGATCATAGCTCTGTATATATTGAAGTGGTGATGTCTTGGTCACGGTAAGCGTGCTAACAATAAGCACAGGTAATGCTATTATTATTACGTTTGATACGATGTAAAAAGATACTTTCTTGTATATGCTATTGCATTTTTTGTCATAATAAAACCACCATGCCATGATTACTAGTGCAACTGGAATGCCATTTGTTTTACTTCCGCATGCAAGCGCCATTATAAGAATCAGGATAATAAGCCTTGTTATAGACTGCTTGTTATTTTCGATGGAGTTGAATGTTATCCCAATGGACAAAATCATTAGTGATGAGAAAACGACGTCTTTCCATATCTGCGCGGTAATAAGAATAACTTGAGGTGCAGCTCCAGCTATCAAAATAGCAATAGATAAATAGCCTATTCTCTTATGTAAGGTTATAGATAAAAGGTAAAGACCAAGCCAATAACAAATCTGGTTTTGAATAAGAAAAATGCCAGGCCCAGAGTCGATTAAATTTAACTTGCTCCACCACCATGCCATTATAACAGGTTGCCAAGAATTATAATGACCAGTAAGGGATTCATAATATTGAGTAGTGGAGTCAACGCTCATCCATCCAGGATAAAACGTCATTGTACAAAACATCATGAATGCAAGTGATGTTAATATGTATATATATTTATAATTCAATTTACTATTTGACTTTAAGGGCATAAATACACTCTTTCAACATGTATAATAAAGTTATGAAATGTAGAGCATTATGCACCAATATTAGATTCTCTTCCATATATTAGTTAGAAATTGATGAGAAATATACCTCTCTGAACGGGAAAGTACAGAATTTTACAGTTGAAATGACCTGCCCCCAGGATTAGATACAACTCTCAGTTAGTAACGTCGGAATCTTCATTCTCAGAATGACCCTTTCTCCAGCGCGCCGCAAATTCAGACGGTGTCTGATAATTCAGCGTGGAGTGCGGGCGGCACTCGTTATAATCCTGCCGCCAGTCATTAATGATTTTCCTGGCATGAACGATATCGCTGAACCAGTGCTCATTCAGACATTCATCGCGAAATCGTCCGTTAAAGCTCTCAATAAATCCGTTCTGCGTTGGCTTGCCCGGCTGGATTAAGCGCAACTCAACACAATGCTCAAAGGCCCATTGATCCAGGCAAGGGTTTCTGGTCTTATGGCAATAATAAAATCATTACTGATACTGGCTGCGGTAGTTGAAACCGCAGACACGTCGTATGCAAGAACGTGCTGCGGTTGGCTGGTAAACTTCCGATAGTGCGAGTATTGAATGATTTCCAGCCGTTACTGATTTTACGTGCTAATTAGTGAACAAACCACTCGTCAGCAGATTCCCAGGTATCTTTCAGAGTTTCCTGAACAAAAGTTTTAGCTGAATCTTTATCGGCGGTGCGCGTAACAGAAAGGCCATCGTTACTGGTGGCTTTTACGATCACCTCTACATCGTCATAACGCTTACTGATGCGTCGGGTTAATTCTTCCTTTAACGCATCCACAGCACCGTTTGGCATTTTAGTCATTTTTTCTTTGGCTATGCAGATTTCAATACGCATAAAAGTCCCTCTATACTGTGTTTGTATA